CGACCCGTGCGCTGGTTTCATCCACGGATCGCATGTGGGTCACCAATGCGCTGGACTTCGACTATGACTCCAAAGCCGGCGAACCACGCGAGTGGCTGGACTTCCTGGCATCACTGTGGCCATCCGACCCTGAATCCGTGCGAGCCCTGGCGGAGATGTTCGGATACCTCCTGACGGACGACACAGGACAGCAAAAGATGTTCATGCTGGTAGGACCGCCACGCAGCGGCAAGGGAACGATCCTGCGCGTCCTTGAGGCCCTGGTGGGCTATCACAACCGCGTCAGCCCGTCGCTGGCCTCGCTGGGCACGCAGTTCGGCCTGCAGCCTCTCATCGGCAAGCGCCTTGCCCTCATCTCCGACGCCCGCCTCTCAGGCCGCGCAGACCAGCAACCCATTGTTGAAAACCTGCTGAGAATATCTGGCGAGGATGCACTGACTATTGACCGGAAGAATATCGTGCCGTGGTCAGGGAAACTGCCAGCCAGGTTTGTGCTGGCCACCAACGAACTGCCGGCGTTCTCCGATGCCTCCGCAGCTCTGGCCAACAGATTCCTGATGTTCAAGCTCACCAAGTCATTTCTGGGACAGGAAGACCAAGGCCTGACATCCAGGCTCCTGAAAGAGCTCCCAGGCATCGTCCTGTGGGCTCTCAACGGCCTCGAGCGTCTTCGGCATCGTGGCTACTTCCAGCGCCCCAGCTCGGCCGACGATCTGGCCGCCGACCTGCTGGAGCAGACCAGCCCGGTGCGCAGCTTCGTGGAGGATTGCTGCGTGCTGGAGGTTGCAGCGCAGTGCAACAGAGACGACATCTTCAGGGCCTGGAAACGCTGGTGCGAGCTCCAAGGCCGCGACCATCCAGGCACAAAAGTCGGCTTCGGCCGGCAGCTGTCTGCTGCTTTTTCGAGCATCTCAAGGTCGCAGCCGAGAGAAGATGGCACAAGATTGAATCTCTACACCGGCATCAGGTTGACAGAGAAATGGAAGTGGGAGGCGCAGCAGGTTTGATGGTCTCTGAATTCATCCTGTGCACGCACAACTTGGCACTGAATAAAACGCTACTGGCACAACATAAAGAAACACTCGTAACTTATTGATTACATGTAGTTTTTTACTGTTGGCACAGAATGGCACAGAATAAAAGCATATAGCATGCACACACACACACACACACACACATGAGTAAAGTCTGGCCGCAATGGGAAATCACTTGTGCCATTCGGTGCCAGAATATCCTACTGAAATAGTATGGAATATAAGAACACCGGTTGAGCATGCAACAATAAAGGCACAGTTACAGCCAAAGGGTACAAGATGATTGAGATAGAAAAAAACGTTCCGGTTCCGTCTCATGCTGGTGTTGGTGCTCGACCAAAGTACCCGTTTGCAAAGATGGACGTTGGCGATTCTTTTTTTGTGCCAAAGTTCACTGCACGAGCGTTAAGCAATGCCTCTCAATGGCATGCAAACAAGACCGGCAAAAAGTTCACTTGTGCAAATGAAGAAGGCGGAGCCCGCTGCTGGCGCGTCTCGTAATACAGGAGCAAACATGGCAAACAAACCGACCAAGCCAGGAAGCCCTGAGCGGGCGAAGCTGGCCGATGCCGTCCTGGCGAACATGGAAGCCGGCATGAGCTGCTGGAAGGCATGCGAGAAGGCCGGCGTCAAGAACAGCACGTTCATGCTGTGGCTGAGTCAGGACAGCGCGCTGGCTGAGAGCTACGCGCAGGCGCGTGAAAACTTCGTCGAGCGCATCGCCAACGACCTGATGGAAATATCAGACCAAGACCCAGAAACCGTCGATGGCAAAAAGGACTGGGCCGCGATCCAGAAACACAAACTCCAGGTAGATACTCGCAAGTGGCTGTTATCGAAACTCGCCCCGAAGAAATACGGCGACATGATTAAGCTGGCCGGCCATGACGGCGGCGCGGTGAAACTCGTCGCGCAGTCAGACGACGAGAAACTCTGACCGATGGCATTCCAGCTAACCGACCGCCAGAAGGCCGCGCAGCAAGTCCTGAGCGGCGACGCCACGCACCTGATGCTGTTCGGCGGCTCGCGCAGCGGGAAGACGTTCCTGCTCACGCGCAACGTGGTCTTTCGGGCGCTGAAGGCGCCGAACAGCCGGCATGCGATCTTCCGGTTCAGGTACAACCACCTGAAGGCCAGCGTGGTGCTTGACACGTTCCCCAAAGTCATGCGCGCAGCGTTCCCTGGAGTCGGCTGGGACATGCACCAGCAGGACGGTTACGTCAGCTTCCCAGGTGGCTCGCAGATCTGGTTCGCTGGCCTGGACGACAAGGACAGGACCGAAAAGATCCTGGGCCAGGAGTTCGCCACGCTGTACTTCAACGAGTGCAGCCAGATCCCGCTTTCAAGCATCGACACCGCGCTGACCCGCCTAGCGCAGAAGGCCGAGCAGCAGATCAAAGGTAGATCGCCTGTCCCGTTGCGCCTGCGGGCCTACTACGACTGCAACCCGCCCAGCAAGACGCACTGGACGTACCGCCGATTCGTAGAGAAGCGCGACCCCGACACCAGGCTGGGCCTGCCGCGGCCGGAGGACTACGCGGCTTTCAGCATCAACCCGACCGACAACGCCGCGAACCTGAGCCCGGAATACCTGCGCATGCTGGAGTCACTGCCAGCCAGGATGCGGGCGCGATTCCTCGAGGGCCGGTTTGCCGATGCGAACCCGAACGCCCTGTTTCCGGAGGAGCATATCGACCGATGGCGCGTGCTGGACGGCGCCGTGCCGCAGCTTGTGCGCGTGGTGGTGGCTGTGGACCCGAGCGGCGCGGACGACGAAGCCAGCGCGGACAATGACGCCATCGGCATCGTGGTGGTCGGCCTGGCCACGGATGGCGCCTGCTACCTGCTGGAAGACCTGACCGTGAAAGCAGGCCCCGCAACCTGGGGCCGCGTGGCCGCAGAGGCATTCGACCGGCACAGCGCCGACTGCATCGTGGCCGAAACCAACTACGGCGGCGCAATGGTGCGCCAGGTGATCGAGACGGCGCGCCCGCGCACGCCGTTCCGCCCGGTGACGGCAAGCCGGGGCAAGGTGGTGCGGGCCGAGCCGTTCTCGTCGCTGTACGAGCAGGGCAAGGTCCGCCATGTGGGCATGTTCCCCGAGCTAGAGGACGAACTCAGCGGGTTCTCCACGACCGGCTACACCGGAAGTCGAAGCCCGAACCGCGCCGACGCGCTGATCTGGGGCTTGGCCGCGTTGTTCCCCGCAATCACGGGCGCGACGGCGAAAAAACCGGACATCGCCGGACTGGTGGTTCCGACCGCCCACCGATGGCGATAGACTTTCACCCGCTCGCGTAGCATAATCGCGCCCGATGCGCAATCCCCGGAGTCCCTGATGGCCAGAGAATCAACCGAACAGCGGCTGGTGCGCGTTCATGCGGAGGCCATGCGCGAGTTCGACAACATCCAGGGCGCCCTGCGGGATGAGCGCCTGCAGTGCCTGCAAGATCGGCGGTTCTACTCCATCGCCGGGGCACAGTGGGAGGGCCCGCTGGGTGCGCAGTTCGAGAACAAGCCGAAGATGGAGGTCAACAAAATCGCCCTTGCGGTGCAGCGGATCTTCTCCGAGTACCGCGCCAACCGCGTGACGGTGGACTTCGTGTCAAAAGAGGGCAAGGAATACGACCCACTGGCCGAAACCTGCGACGACCTGTACCGCGCAGACGAGCAGGACAGCGGCGCCGATGAGGCGTATGACAACGCATTCCAGGAGGCCGTGGGCGGCGGCTTCGGCGCCTACCGCCTGCGCACGGTCTACGAGAACGAGGAAGACGACGAGGACGAGCGCCAGCGCATCAAGATCGAGCCGATCTTCGACGCCGACTCCTCGGTGTTCTTTGACCTGCAGGCCAAGCGCCAGGACAAGGCCGATGCCAAGCGGTGCTTCGTGCTGACCAGCATGACGCCTGACTCGTACCGCGAGGCGTACAACGACGACCCGGCGTCCTGGCCAAAGGAAATCCACCAGTATGAGTTCGATTGGTCTACGCCTGACGTCATTTATGTGGCCGAGTATTACCGGGTCGAGATGGTGTCGGAGACGGTTCGCATCTTCCAGAGCCTGGATGGCGAGGAGGAGCGTTACCGCGACAGCGAACTGGACGACGAGATGCTGGCCCAGCTTGAGGCCATCGGCAGCGTCGAGGTGCGCCAGAAGCGCATCAAGCGCCAGCGGGTGCGCAAGTACATCCTGAGCGGCGCGAAGGTGCTGGAAGACGCCGGGTACATCGCCGGCAAGCACATCCCTATCGTTCCGACCTACGGCCGCCGCTGGTTCATCGACAACATCGAGCGGTGCGCCGGCCATGTCAGGCTGGCGAAAGATGCGCAGCGCCTGGCGAACATGCAGCGCAGCAAGCTGGCCGAGATTGCCGCGCTGTCCAGCGTCGAGAAGCCGATCCTGGTGCCCGAGCAGGTCGCCGGCCATCAGGTCATGTGGTCCGAGGACAATCTGAAGGACTACCCGTACCTGCTGCTGAACCCGATCACGGGCGCAGACGGGAGCCAGCAGGCCGCAGGCCCGGTGGGCTACACCAAGAGCCCGCAGATTCCCCCGGCCATGGCCGCACTGCTGCAGATCAGCGAGCAGGACATCCGCGACGTTCTGGGCAACCAGGAGCAGGGCGACAAGATCGTCGCCAACGTCAGCGGCAAGGCCGTGGAGATGGTGCAGCAGCGCCTGGACATGCAGACGTTCAT